ACCCCTCATTTTCTCGCTCCTTTCTTGCAGCATAAGCTATGCGCTTCTGAGCATTGATCTCATCCTTATGCTCCTTATAGATCTCTCTGCGCATGGAGTTTATTTTTTCCTTGCTATTTCTGCCGGGTGCTTCCTGGTATTTTCTCAAATACTCATCCGGATCATACCCTCCTACACTTGTCTTGTTGTTAAATCTCACTGCATAGGTGCAATCACAATTAGCATGTATGTGCTCAGCATGTCCGTTTTTAATAGCATCCTTTGAGGCTTTCTGCCATCCTCTAGAGGCTAAAGTCATACAAAAAGCGCAGGTATCTCCATGCGGTACCCAAGCCCACTCTGCCCCATCTCTCAAGGCATTTTTCATTGTTGTATCGACTCCGGCAAGCTTAACCAGGTTGCCCACAGCGTTGCTTATTATGACTTCATTTTGTGTTTTTAAGGTGCCATTGACAGCTATAGCCACTTCTCTATAGGTTGCAGTTTCTGCTGCCTCTGCCGCAGGGATACGGACTCCACTAGCCTCAGCTATTGCCTCATACATCTGGCAGGATGCCTCAGCTGAAGCTGCTCCGTATTTGCTTGCAAGACCATAAGCTATCTCTATAAGCTTCTGCCTATCATCGAGCCCATACTTTTTTATGGCTATTAGCATCTGATCTGCTGCCTTTTTACTTATGGCTCTGAGGAGATTAACATACCTGAGCCATGCCTTTTCTGATATTATCAATTAGTCCTCGCTTTCTGCATCTGCTTAACCTGGTCTAATACGCTCATGCCAGAGCTTACAATTTCCTCTCTCGCCTCTTTTGGTAAGTAAGATGAGTATTTCTCTAATCCTGTCATATAAGCTCGCCACAGGTTAATATATGCCTTAAAAATGGGATTTTCTCTTGTGCCACTCTGCCCGCCTCCATTGTTGTACTCACAAACTATAGAAGCGTTCTGCATTTCCTCCCTGGCTTCATCCAGTTTAATCCTCTGCCATGCCAGGTTATCCATAACAGCCTCTAAGACAGCACGCTGTTGCTTTGGCACTTCTGCTGCATCCAGCAGTTTTTCCAGCCTGTTTCTTTCGTCTTTTATTCTTTTGTCTGTATTCATTACTACCCCTAACGCTAGACCCTCTCCGCTAAAAATGAGCGCTTCGTAACGGCAGGGTCTCGCCTTGCCCCATGGGAGGGAGGTATTCCCTGGGTCTTACCATTTGCCATCAAGAATTATTTTTTTCTTTTCAGATCTGCTCATCTTCTCTGGTATTGCTGTGAGCTTGTATCCGATCTTGTTGCTTTTCATCTGGTTGCAAATGTAGTGAGCTGGCTGGAGATTATCCCAGGACTCAGCTGCTTCTCTCGCTGAATTGAAGCCAGCCTGCTTCCACTTGCTCACAGGTATTATCTCATCTATTACAAAGCTAAGAGGGTGTGAGCTGTCGCTAGGCTCCTCATAATGGATCCTCCCTAGCCTCCCATTACAGATCCCGCAGGGTGCCTCCATAGCCTTGAAGCGGGCTCGGTGCTTCCTGCGTAAGTTGCCATTTTTATACCGGGGATTTGTTGCCATATTCTATTAACCTTTTAAATTAGGATCCACTTTCTCTAAGTATCTCTCCAGCGTTGCTGCTTCATCGCATCCTCTATAAGGAGTATTGCGCACAGGAATAGGTGTTTCCGTACGATCAGTTAAGCCTCCTTTTTTATCATCACGGCGCCAGGTCATCCCTCTGGAGTTGTAATTAGCATGGATCTCCCTTGTCCAGGTTGTAATAGTTGCCTCAGTATCTGCCACAGCGTTTTTATATTCCTTATGCAGTTTTGCAAGTTCCTTTATATGAGGACGGATGGCAGCCACAAAATCCTGTTCCAGGGTTTTCTCATATTCCAGCAAGCTATCTATAACCTTGTCAGAGTTTGCCTCACTGATATACTCCTGCCTCTTGATCTGGTTGTATCTTTCATCATACATCTCCAGAGCAGTTTCTATCTCGTACTTTTTCTTCTTAGCCTCCCCATAAGCTGCGGTATCCATCTTAGCCACAGCTTCTCTGATCGTTACCCAGATTTTCTGCAGTTCAGCCCTTGCCTCTCTCTGCTTCTGCTGGATCTCGTTCAGCTGGTTTGCCTTGTTATCTTTCAGCTCTTTGATCTGAGCCTTAACTTCTGCGGTAGTATTTTTTTTAGCCATGTATTTCCTCCTATGCTTATCAGTATGTGTATACTTTTATACACATATAATTATACTGTAAAATCATTTTACTGTCAAGCGTAAGCAATAAAAAAGCCAGCTGTCTTTCGACAGCCAGCCTGTAAGGTTTTATCCTTATCTCATACCCTTGAAAACATCTGCTTTATGCTTTGGCTTCGGTGCCCCGCTTGCCTCCTCATAGTAGTTAAACATGGTATGATAATCAAACTCAGCTTTTACTCTGGATTTGCCATTTCTGTTCTTAAGTATCACAAGCTCTATCTCTCTGGGTGAGGCTGATATAGCCTCATCCTTGTTAAAGTCCTCTGAGCCCACTCCTCTAAGCTGGAGCCCTATAACAACATCAGATCCGTATTCTATGCCCCCGCTTTCCTTTAATGATTCCTCACTGATCTCTGTGTTATAGCTCTGCCTGTTTATTGATGAAACGCTTATAACAGGAGTCTCATAATCTCTTGACAGGATCTTAAGCGCCACTACATTTCTATCAGCGTTTTGCTTATCGGTTGCTCTTACATCAGCCGGAGCCATGATCTGCAGATAGTCGACAATAACAACAGGAGCCCTCCCTGTAATACGCTTATGCTGGTCTGTGAGCTTTCTGATCTGGTCAGCTCCTATATCTCCCATGCCCTCATAAATAAAGATGTGGTTTGCATACTTCTTATACTCAGAGATAGCTGCATCTATTGTATCAAGCTCATAAGTGCTATACTTCTCATATCTTGCCCCGGTCATTATTCCCCTGGAAGTTTTGGCATTTTGGATTTTCCCTCTAGTATTAACTTCATGCAAAAAGGTGAGCCTTGAGATAGATCTAGCCATAAGTTCAGATCTTGCCATCTCTAAGGATATTATAAGAACATCCCTGCCCTGCTGAGCTATCTGATCTGCCATCTGAAGCACAAAGGTTGTTTTGCCCAGAGAGGATCTTGCCGCCACTATATACAGCCCTGGATATAATCCTCCATCAAGGATCTCATCCAAATTTTTAAAGCCAGTAGATATTACCTGGTTGCTTGAGTTCTCTATAATATCACTCATGAAGCTATCAATATAAGTGGATGCAGCACTTTTTAAATACTCAGCTTTCTCTGCTTCCTCTTTTGCTTCTAGCATCCCTACAGCTTCCAGTTCAGCTTCTTTAATGGCGTTTAAAAAAGCCTCTCTGGAGCATGTTAATGCCTCGTTAGGGTCTTTATATCTCCCGCTTATTTTCGCCTCGCAAAACTCAATTTTAAGCCTCTGGAGATCTGCTTTAAGTTTCTCCTGTGCCTTTTCGCCTGCATCGTCATTATCTAAGGCAAGAATTAAAGGCTGTGAGGGTTTATGCTCCTTTAAGTAGTTTATCAGCCTATCCTTATTGCTGGTGCTTCCAAGCGCTACAGCTTCCCCTCCGGCTTCTATAATGCTAAGAGCATCTATCTCCCCCTCGACTATAAAAACAGGCTTCTCTGTTTTTCCTATAGTGTCTAAATTAAGTAGCCTTACTCTTCCGGTTTTTCTGTATCTGTTTGAGCTATCCGCTTTCGGATCCATATTCCTTGCTGCAAAAGATCCTGAGCTTGTAGGTATTATCAGAGCCTGCCAGTTAAGTTTACCTGTCTCTCCTTTATGGTGAGGATCATATCCTAATTTAAATCTCTTTGCTATCTCCCCGGAGAGCCCTCTGCTGGTTAAATAAGCCTGTGCTCTCTCATCTGATATTCTCTCTGCACATTCCCTAAGATATGCGCTGTGATCTCTTTCTGCTTCCTGCTGCATCGTCTTGCCCCTTTTCTCAGATCTTACTGCTGGAGTATCTCCCAGGATCTCTCTCGCCCTGGCTAATTGGTCTGTGTATTCTGGTATGTTTTCATACTTTCCTATAAGGTCGAATATATCCCCGCTTTCCTCGCATTTGAAGCACTTCCAGCGGGTAGGATCTTTAGGATCTATGTTAAAAGCTCCGGTATGGTTTCGCCCGGTACCACTCCCACACAGCGGGCAGATATAAGAGCCTCCCTTGCTCTTCTCTGTTATGCTCTCAACATAATACCTTAAGTAATCTTTAATAGTTGTTGCTTCCATTGGTTTCCTCCCTTAATGGTATGGGTTTTAGGGTATCCCTAATTATTCGTTTTACGGAAAAATGCTTTGCTTGCTGCTTTTGGGAGTACAAACGATATGCTTGCTATCTTTGCCAGCTCCGTTCCAGTTCCTCTAAAGTTTCCCTGTGTATCCCTTGCACTCTGCCCAAAGATAGATAAATTTCTCCGGCAATATCCTCCCATTTTTCTCCCAGGATGTATCTTTTATAAAAGATCTCTTTCTTATCTCCCTGTAGCTGGTTAATAAAGTTTAGGATCTCCTGGCATATCTCCTCATCCTCTTGCTCTCTTGCTCTTAATTTAAGTGCCTTGTATTTCAGCTTAGCTAATTGTTTCCGGATCCGGATAGCATCTGTGCCATGTGTGCTGCTTTCAATTTCTTTAATGCACTCTAGCTCAGCCTCAGACTCTATCCTGTTGCGTTTTGATATATCTCTAGTTTCCCTATAGAGTTGTAAATACTCCTTTACTGTTTGCATTGACCCTCCCATAACTTCCTATACCACAGGCGCCTGCTGCTTTCAAGTAAAGCAGGCGCTGGTGCTATAGTTATATATAATAACTTATATATAACTTATATATAGGATTTTTCAAAAAACGCTGGAGCCCTTGACAGTTAAGGCTCGAAGCCACTTTTTTTAGAGGCAATCTGTACCCAAATATCCGTCTATCTGTACCCAAATATCCGTCTATAATCGTAAATCTGTACCCAAATTTCCGTCTATCCGTACCCAAATTTCCGTCTATCAATTTTGACAAGATGTATATAAACATCAGCATATACTTCTACAGGGCACATTATACATATATGCGGTACCCTTTTACCTGCTGTTTAGCTCTCAGCTTCTCATCATTTCCGTTGATAGCATCATAATCCTTTATCCACTTCTTATCTTTCCAAGCATCCAGGATTCCCTCTATCTTTTCCCGGTCTGCTTTCCTGGTCTTTCTTATATAGGTCTGCCTTGCGTTATCAGAGGTGAAAGCTGTAGTATTAGCTCTTTCCTCCGGAGGGAGTATACCTGTGCCCTCATAAATAGTTGAAATCAGTATGATGTTGTTGCGCTTGAATTTGCCTTTACCCTCTTTTGCGTTCTTTATGAGCTGGATCTGCTGCAGGAGATAGTTTCTAAACTCGGTTACATTCTCGCTGTCGCTTGTGTTTGCAGATGTATCCAGGAGATCATAAGGAACAAAGAGCAAATGATCTTTAATAGAGTTGTAAGTATAGATAATAGGCTCCTCTGTAATTCTGTAGCCCTCTACCTTGTTGCCCTTATCGGTCATAAAAGTTACCTTGCTGCTATTAAGCAAGTAATCATCTATCTCCCCGCTTGCTATTCTCTCGTCGTTGATATGGAGCTTAAAGGCTTCAATTTCTTTTGTTATGTCCATATAAACTCTTGTAAAACGCATCTTGTCTAAGCTGTTGCAGATCCTTTGCACTTGCTTTTGGCTTGGCTTTGCTTTTCCATCTCCAGAGCGCTTTCCGTTCATGGTGCGCCATACTTCCTGCGGGGTGATATATAAAGGTTTCTGGTCATTGTCCAGCTTCCAATAATAGAAGCGTGTAGCAATAGCCTCATATACTGCCTTATCAAATGCTGTGAGCTTCCTGGTGATTTTTCCATCTGTGCCCTCATAAGATAAAACTAATAATGTCATGATAGGCTCCGGCGGTTTAGATTGAGGCACTGCCCAGCGTGCAACGAGTTGGCCATCAGTCTCTGTCTGGAAGATCTCGCCCTCCTGCAATATGTGAGTGCTTGTATTATCGTTCATAAGCCCATAAGTATGTATATCTCTTAAAGGGCTGCGCCTGTAGCGCATAATTTTCTCCAGATTAGGTTTCTCCCATCCGGCTATATCAATTTCTCCTCCCTTTACAACATCACTAGCCTCTATGGCATCAATAATATAAGAGTAGAGCTGTTGCAAGCGCTCCGGATCGTCATGCAGGGCATCTATGTGCAGCTTAAACTCATCTTGGAGCACATCTGTAATAAAGTTCGTGTTAATGTATACCTTGCCATTGATAATAGAAACTATATTAAGTCCTTTCAGCTCCTCAGCTGTGGAGTGAGCCATAAGCTCATTATATTGCTGGTTAATGATCTCCCCGGCTGTGTCCTTAACATCTGCCAGGATGGCTTCCGGATCTCCTCCCAATTTATTAAAACGATCCTTTTGGCACTGGTCTATAAAACGAGCCAAATCCTCTGAAAACTGTATTCTAAGCCTCAGCTGCTCTTTTTTATCCGTTGTGTTAAGTAGCTCTATTTTATGCTTTTCCCGGAGGAGCCTCAGCTGTTGTTCTTCTTTAGGTGTAAATGTTCCTATAAGCATGGGATCTCCTTATTTTCCAAATGTTTCCTTGTAAGAGATTATAATATCTGCAATCATCTTAAGGTCATCCTCTGAAAGATCAGAGGCAAGCTGTAACAGATTAAAGAGGGCAGGGTTTTCTTTCCTCATTTTCCCCAAATATTCTACAGTGAAAGTTTCTTTAGCCATGATAGTATCTCCTTATCAGTATATTAGTATGTGTATATCAGTATACAGTTATATGTTTACATTAAGCCCCATATCCGTACTTTATCAGATCCTGCAGCTGTTCCTCTGTTATGCGGTATTCCTTGCCATACTTAGTTGCCTGCAGTTTGCCCTTACGGATATTGTTATAAAGGGTCTGTCTGCTTACTCTTAGAATATTTGCCACTTCCTGCAATGTGTAAAGCTTGTTGTCGGTCATATCCATATTCACTCCTGCCTTTCTAAATATTCCTCAAAAATCTGATTTATAAGCTCGTTCATGCTGAGCCCTCTCTTAGCTGATAGCTCTTTGATAGCTGATTTAATGGAGGGCTTAACCAGAAGCTGCATCCTTTCTGTTTTGCTCTCCGGGATATAGCCTATCTTGTAACCTAAACGAGGTTTATTTTCTCCCAGATCTTCCTGCCTCGCTTCCTGTTCCTGTTCATCTGCTGCACTTATAAACAGCTCTGCTGCAAGTGCCTCTGTGCTCTTCTTAAAACTCTTTGCCATTTTCATGATCTCCCTTTGTTTAATTCATCGTAAAACCTTTTATCAATAATTTCTTGCGCCGCTTCTATTCGTTCTTCAAATCCTTTTAAAAGCGTTTCAAATTCTTCTTTGTGGTTGTGCCTCATATAATCATAAACTTTGAGAAGTTTAATTTCTTGTGCCATCTCTCTGGAATGTTCAAAAAGTATTTTCTTTTGTTCTGCGTCGCTCAGTTCTATAAATGACAGAAACGCTTCTTTATATGCCGCTTGCTTCACCGATAATATTTCATCTATGTTTCTGTCGTTAAACTCAGCTTCTGTTATCAGTGTGATAACATCGTCTAAAAAAGCTTTTGTTGCTCCCTCTCTAATTTTTTCAATTTGTGCTTGCGTTATCATTTTGTTATTTACTCCTTTCTAAAAACTCATCCAGTAGTGAGCTGTAATCCTTAGCTGCGTTGCTCTTAGGTGCATAGCTGAAAATATCCTGCTGTTGTGCCTGAGCTTCCTTTATGCTGACACATTCCCTTATAGGAGTGCTGTGCAATCTCGTTTTAAGCTGATCTGCAGCCTCCTCCAGGTTGCTCTGCATATCTCTGGAGATAATAGATCTGGAATTATAGCGGGTGATTAGGATGCCCTCTATCTTTAAATCCTGGTTGCAGTATTTCCGTACTGACTCAATAGCCTGGCTTAATTGTCCTATCCCCTGTAAGCTGTAGATCTCTGCTTGTACTGGGATAATAACACTGTTAGCAGCTGTAAGAGCATTTACTGTAAGAGTACCCAGCGCAGCAGGTGTATCAACTACAACATAATCATAAGCCTCAGATATAGGCTCCAGTGCCTCTTTTAATCTGTACTCCTTGCCGGTATCCTTTATGGAAATATCAGCTCCGGCAAGCGTAGGGCTTCCTGCTATAATATCTCCTCCTGGAGCATGTTGTATTGCATCCTCAGCTGTAGCAGTTCCGGTTAAAACTTCCATAGCTGAGGGAGGCGCTATTTTCGCCCCTAAAGCATAAGTTAAGTTGCACTGGCTATCTAGGTCAACAAATAGCACTTTGTGCCCTCTAAGAGCCAATCCTGCTCCCAGAGCCTGGCAGGTTGCGGTTTTTCCTACCCCGCCTTTTCTGTTTACAATAGAAATAACTTCTTTCATGTTGCTTACTCCTTTACTCGTTAAGCTGTCGCTGATCGTCTGGATCTTTAAGCATCCCCTGCTCTCCCAGGATCTTGTAATACTCCATACATACAGGAGTATCTCCATGCACTTTCCAGCCTCTCCTGGTGCATTGGTGCCGCTTCTTGCGCTTATCCTTAGAAATCTCAAGGGCAGGGCACTCTATACAGGTATGCCTTTCTCCGGTTATAATCTCCATAGCCTCAGTAACGCTTTCTGGTATATCATACTCAATAGAGTAAAATATATAAGCTGTGAATGGCTTGGAGTGATCCATCCTTATATCCGGGTTTCTTAAATTCTGCAGAGCCTCGTTCATTTTCAGCTCAAACATGGCTCCGTTGCTCTCAGATATGCAGTACATCTGAGTTTTAAACTCGCCTCTCAAATAATCATCTCCTTTGTTGATTTAAGGAGCTGACTCTGATATAATATCAGTGCACAGTTCCTATAAGTTCCTGTGTATGGTGTCGAGCCTCGACTTTCCCAATTGCATGAGGCTCGATTTTTTTGTGCCCAGGAACAAAAAATATTTTGATGTAATCGAGCTCACAGGCTCCCAGCCCTTGAAAATAGGGCATCTTGCTTTAAGGCTTCCCAAAAACCTATTTTTGGGAAGAGTTCTCCAGCGCATCTGCCTGTTGATATGTGTATATCAATATGCACATACTGCTCTCATGGTCATAATATCATAACATATTATAAAATGCAATAACTTTTTATAAAAGAGCAATAAAAAAGATAGCCTGCCCTTGCAAGCTATCCCATGAGCCTCAAATTTCCGTTTTAAGCCATTTTTTTCTGCTATGGGTAAATACCTTTTAACATCGGTTAAACTCGCCCAAATCGTCATTTTAAAGGCGCATTTTCCTGTAGAGAATTATCCGGAGCTCCTTTCTCCGGTGTTCTCATGTTCCAAGCGTTTACAGCATCGTTACAGGCACTATTATTCCATCCTGTCGAGGCAGGATCCTCAGCTGTGTTGTAAATTTTCCCCTGTGCCCCGCAAATATCACATTTTACAAAAGTGAAATACAGCCTCAGTTTTCTGCTATAGTTTGCCATGAGGCAAGCTGAGCCTCCACAGTGAGGGCAGTTTTTAATGGTCATTGAGAGCCTCCTTTTTATGAGTTGCCCTGTATTCTTTCATGTATTCAGCGTTATATGTTGGGTTTTCATCTTCCCACTGCAGGCGCTTAAGCTTTCGCCCGGCTTCTCTACAGCTGAAACTGCAATATTTCTTGTTAGGCTTCTTAGTTTCAAATATTCGCCCACAGATAGGGCACTCTATCTCTTTAGCCATGTTTAAGCTCCTCTCTTGATATTTACCAGTTCCCGGATGAGTTTCTGGGATTCCAGGCTGATGCGTTCCAAAACCACTCTGCAAACTTCTCGCTTGTTGATCTTGGATCCGTTGGAGGTATAGCAGACTCTCCAGCATCTGGAATTATAGGATAGCCTCCAGCTTCTATCCTTGCCTCCTCTGTCAGATCATCAAGGTAAGCTGCAGCCTCATCTTTCTCCGGCTCCATGCCGGACTCTTCCTGGATCCACTCTTTAAACTGTTCTTTTGTGCTCTTAGGCTGCTCCTGTTCCACTTGCCTCTTATAAGCCAGAAACGCTTTAGCCTGAGCTATGTTCTCCTCCACAGTTTCCCCATTAAGCAGGAAGGCAGGCACTCCGGTGTGCTGTTCTATCTGGTTTTTTATATCGTCAATATTCATGTGCTCTTGCTCCTTTTCTTATTCATGCAAGCTGGACAAAGAGCCCCGCTTGTTATGATCCTGCCACAGCTTCTGCAGTAGCGCTGTTTAGTATGCAGGCTTTTAGATCTGCGCCTCTCGTTGGCTTTAGCCTTGTATGGTATCCATATTGTCATATTAAAGCCTCCTATCCTATGCGCATTACTTTGTTAGGGTTTCGCTTGCTTGTTTTGCATCCCCATAAAGCGAGGCTACAGGCTTCTATAGGTGCACTTGTTTGCCCTCCAAAAGCCCAGCCCCCACTAAAATGCCTTTTAGTGGATGTTATGGCGCTTTCGTTAAGGAGATCCTGCCCGCTGTACCAGGTTACAGTATGCTCGTTTAGGTCATTAATTAGCATATTGGTTGCTGTTATGACATTTTGAGCACTGGGCTTAATTACGCTATCTTTAAAGCGCCAGGTGTCCTTAATCTTATCTATAAGCACATCTGATCCGTTCCTGCCATCAATAACCACACAGGATGCAATCTTATAACGCTCATTAAGCCACTGTGCAAGCCATGTAAGCCCTCTGCCTGTAGGCTCCGATGCTATCAAAGTTATACGAGCCTTACCCTCTTTGGGTATTACTGCGCCTGCCAGCACCACTTCAGATCCGTCCGGAGTAAACTTCACTCCATAAGCAGTTTTACCCTCTGGCTTTTCCTCATCACTTTTACAGCTCTCCCAGAGTTCCGGATCTATTGCAAGCTCAGCTCCTGGAGCCTCTGGAGGTTTCGCCCACCAGCCTAAACGCTCTCTGGCAAATCCATCTGCGCTCAATGTTTCAAACTCCTCTCTTGTAAACTCCTCTGTAAGCCTATATCCCAGAGCAGGATTAGCTTCATACCAGAGGGCTTTGTTTTCTATATCGATCTCCTGCAGGTTGTCTGCTGCTATTCCCCACTCATGCCAACTGTTTTTCCGGTTTTCGCCTTTGCCATCTGCGGTTATGCAAGCCTGCCGGAATCGTCTGAAAACTTCTCCGGTGCAGCCTATATAGGGAGGAGTACCTAAGTATATGAGCTGCCTTGTGCCTGTTGCGCTGGCACTCAGTACAGCCATAATAGCCTCGGCCTGGTCATCTGTGAGCTCTTGTGCCTCATCATATACAACAAGGCTTATGCCATCATATCCTCTGGCAGCCTGCCTTGATCTTGCTGTAAATTCAATGAGCCCACCATTATTAAGCTCTATGCTTTCCTCGCCTATTCCGTACCGGATCTTTTTGACTTCGTTGGCTATTTCCGGATGCTTTTTATCTGTAAACATACTTACAAGCCTCCGGAATGACTTCTTAGCTGTTCTTACCTGGTGAGCTGTATGCAGGATCCTCTCTCCATTGACCACAAGCCCATAGAACTCTCTAGCCTCTATGGCGCAGTTTTTACCATTTTGCCGGGGAACACTTAAACCAGCACTTGTTACATTGTATTTGCCTTGTTGATCTTTACCCAGCCAGCAATCCAAGAGGAGCTCCTGCCACTCATCCAAAGTTACCCCATAGGCTTGCATTAGCATAGAGGCTCCCTTGCCATCTGTTCCGGATCTTGGAGGCTCTATTTTTATACGAGGGTTTTGATTACCCCTCATTTTCTCGCTCCTTTCTTGCAGCATAAGCTATGCGCTTCTGAGCATTGATCTCATCCTTATGCTCCTTATAGATCTCTCTGCGCATGGAGTTTATTTTTTCCTTGCTATTTCTGCCGGG